CGGGGCCCGTAAGGACCCCGCTGGCACTAGTTGTCATTGCAAAACAATCTCTGATACACTAAGCAGTGCACCAAAGTGTATCTAACCTATCCACCATACGACAAGGACGGAATCATGGGCCAGTACTCAACTTCGTATCGCGATCAAGCACTTGTGCTCCTTCGCTTTACGGCCATCAACGACTTCGGACAAAATGTCTCGGGCGGTGATGGTGTGTACTATGGCTCAAACCAGACGACTATGTCATACCGCGATAAGGCCTTCCCCGATAATCGGGATCGCCCACGTCGCAGTAAGTCGACTGGTAATGGTAAAGTCTCCCTCAATTTTGAGGGGGAAGGCGGTCTCCAGAATGAGTGATACTGCAGATGGTATTCTGCGTACCTCTAGAGAAGACGCACTGAAGACAAAGTATGACAATGGTCATACTTTCGATACTATTCGGGATCACGCTGTCATGACCCACCCTCGGGTGGTTCTTTCCAGCAGTGGCCTGTCTAGTTATACGGGACCCCTTAATCCGGGGTACGCGTCTCCAGGGTTTGATAGTCTTGATAATATCATGAAACGCTTTCCCGCATATTCAGATCTCAATCTGAATGCGATGGGCGCTCGTGCTATTCAAGAAACTATTCCAACCAAGTCTATCGCCGGCCTGTCTCAGTTTGTGGGCGAGATGAAAGAAGGCTTGCCTTCGATGCTTCTCGCTTCCGTTTGGAAAAAGAGAAATTACAAACCTTCAACACGAAAGCCCGGATCTGACAAGATCACGAGCAACGACGTTGGTGGTGAGTATCTCAATTACCAATTCGGGATAAAGCCGCTTATTAGCGACATTACCTCACTTGCTAAGGCAGTCTTGGAATCAACCAAGTACATAGAAGCGCTCACCAGAAACTCTGGTAAGCCTGTCTATGGTCGCTTTACCTTTCCAACTGATATCTCTAACGAGGATATTCGAGAGAATTTGACACCAGGATACGCCCTTAACGGGCGTCTTCCGGCAATCAACTTTGACTCACCTAGGTGGTCAGAGCTCTTCGTTAGAGGCAGTCACGATCGTCCGCAACCCCTTAGATCTACACGAACCATCACTCGTAGAGCGTGGTTCAAAGGATCTTATGTCTTCCACCTTGCTGATGAAGATAATCTTTTAAGCAAGGCAAAGGCATTTGAGCAACTTGCGAACAAGTTGCTTGGTTCCCGTATTACTATGGAAACCATCTGGGAGTTGACGCCGTGGTCCTGGCTCATCGACTGGTACGCTGACATTGGGACAGTAATGTCTAACAATGCATCGTTCCAGAATGATGGGCTCGTGCTCAGGTATGGATATCTCATGTCAAATACGAGATGGGATCTCCATACACACTACCCCAACCCCGGCTTTCTCAGCCTGGGACCTGGAGAAGCTATTTCCACCCACCTTTGGCGGGAACGGAAACAGCGCGTAAGAAGCACACCGTATGGATTTGGGATTGAACCTGGTTCTTTGACAGAGAAGCAGTGGTCCATCCTTGGGGCCCTTGGTATGACCAAGAGTCCCACGTCTCTGCGTCAGTAGAGACATACAATTTAATAACAATTTAATATCAAATTGAAAGGACAATGCCATGGCATTCTCTGACCCTCAGTCGGTTTCTATTGGTGGTACTGCTGTTCCGCTTCCGCGGACTAGCAGTGGCGTTAACTCCGGTGCCTTTACGGCTGCCGACGGTACCGCCTCGCTCGTCGTCTCGCACGCTTATGGAAAGCGTACTCGACGCACTGTGCGTATCAACCACTCGAAGATCGCGCCTGATCCTCTGATCTCGGCTCAGAATATTCGTCACTCCATGAGTGTCTACCTTGTGGTGGACGCTCCGGTGACGGGCTATTCGGTCGCAGAGCAGAAGAGCATTGTGGATGCCCTTGCGGCATACCTCAGCGCGTCCTCCGGGGCTCGGACCACCCAGCTTCTGGGTGGCGAGAACTAAACCGATGGAACAGGTATTTCCTGTTTCATTCATCCTGGGGATCCTAGTGATGGGCGTAGTGACACTTGGCTCCTGCTTTGCAGTTGCCATTTACGTCGCTACTAACCTTGTGTCGCCTAAAAAGCGCACTCGGGTCCGTCACTAGTCATTTCTTCAGGCTAGGTCAGAACTTCATGGCTATGGATGTCCTACCCCTATATTAGTAGAGGAAGACATGAAAAGCCAGATGTTGTTCTTGCAATGTGTTCTCAAAGAATTGGGAACATGGTGTTGCACTAGTACCGACCAGGACTTCAAAAAAGTTCTGGCCCGTGTTGAAAATGAAGGTGATTCGTTTCTCACGATCACCCTCCCCGACTACGCTAAAGACTTCCAAAAAAGTCTTGATCGTGGTTGGGTCGGTCACGACCTTTTTAAGAGTTTCTCTTTTAAAGGCGGTCTCCCCCTATTTCTAGGAGGTTTCCTTGATCTCATTTTCGACCGAACTAGTGGACGGTTGCTTGACGAGCCATCTATTGATGCAATCTATGCCGTACAGCAAATAACTATGCTGTTCGGTAAGATCGAACGGGCTTGTAGCGATACAAGATTCCGGCGAGCAATGGATAACTACGTCAAGTGTGAGCAGGAAATTCGATTGAATGATTCGAGTTTGTCCGAATCCTATAAGGATCGGTTCTCTCGGATTTCTTCATTACTTTGGGGAGATCTGTTCTCGCGCATAGATAAAAGAATCTATGATGGAGAGACAGTCCCTAAGCATGGACCGGGCTCAACTGCTGAGAAAATATCTTCTAATAAGAAGTATAATCAAAGCGAATGGCCTGAGAGGCTAGAAGAGTATTTCTCCGCTTTGGAGTTTGCTCTTCCCTCTTTCTCTCATTATGAGAGATTGTCTGATATCGATTTCCTCGAACCTGGACGCGAACGACCCGTAAGGGTTGTTGGCGTTCCTAAAACGCTGAAAACACCCCGTATTATCGCCATTGAACCTGTTGCCATGCAATATGTGCAGCAGGGAATTTTGGAGATAATCGAGGAGGAGATTGAGCTGGATGACTCCGCTCGTCGCCTTCTCAGTTGGAAGTACCAAGAACCTAACCAGGAAATGGCTAGGCTTGGCAGTATCACTGGAGAACTAGCTACGCTAGATCTAAGTGAGGCCTCTGACCGTGTTTCCAATCAGCTCGTACGACTCATGTTGAAGAATCATCCCCACTTTGCAGCAGGGGTTGATGCTTCGAGGAGCCGGAAGGCTGATGTTGAAGGACATGGCGTTATACGCCTGTCCAAATTCGCGTCTATGGGTTCAGCCCTCTGCTTTCCCATGGAGAGTCTCGTTTTTATAACGGTTCTCTTTGTTGGGATCGAGAGTTGGCTCAATCGTCGACTGACCAAGAAAGACGTTAAGTCACTTCTTGGTAAGGTACGCACCTACGGGGACGATATTATCGTCCCTGTGGAAATGGTGCCTTCCGCTGTAGACTCACTTGAAACTTTTGGGTTTAAAGTGAACAAAGACAAGTCTTTCTGGACTGGGAAGTTCAGAGAGTCTTGTGGTAAGTTTTATTTCGAAGGCCACGACATTACTGTCGTGCGTGTCCGACGAGATATGCCTACGCAGCGGAAGCACGTTGAGGAGTTGACCAGCCTTATCGCCATGAGGAATCTCTTTTACAAAAGAGGCCTCTGGGATACTGTTGGATTTCTCGATGATCTTATTGATTCTTGGGGCCGTAAGTTCGGCTTCAGATTCCCTAAGGTTCATGAGAATTCTCCTTTGCTGAGCAAGGTTACATTCCTTCCGTATGAATACGAGAGGATGCATCCTCATCTTCATCACCCCCTTGTCAAGGGTGTTGTTAGATACGATAGAATCCCGCTTGATAGGCTGGATGATATCGGTGCTCTGCTTAAGAGTTTCCTTAAACGCGGTGAATTGCCCTTCGCCGACAGGAGACATCTAGAACGTGCTGGACGCCCTAACTCCGTCGACATCAAGGTTAGGTGGGCCACTCCCTATTAAGGGGGTGGTGGGGTTCATATATACCCCAACGGGAGACTAATGTCTCTCTCGAGACATTAGACTCGGGAGATGCACTATAATCTAAATTTATAATTATAAATTTAAATTATGGGCAGTGCATCTCTCGTTCC